AAAACACGCTGCTCACAGCAGCTAACCGAGCGTCCCCACGCACCCCGCCGGCTCGGGGCGGATCGGCCAGGCCGCTCCTCCTGAACGTGAAGCCCCGACCACCGGCGATCTATTTTTGAGTGCCGTTTCATGAGCGCATTTGTAGCCAGCGGCCCAGTGACCGGCGGCCATATCAACACCGACCCGTTCTGGCCCTCAATCGATCTTGAGCAGCTGCGCGGCACTCTGCGCATCGACAACAGCGTCACACCAGCTCGCCTGGAAACTGCCGTAATCGCCGCAGCCATCAACCTCAATCGCGAGCTGAGGTTGTGGAAAGCCAAACAACAGGCTGCTGGCTACACCACGCTGGCCGACGTACCCGACGACAAAATCAACGATGTGTCGGTCCAGGCTCACCTGTACCGCCGTGCGATCGAAGCCGGTACCGGCGCCGAAGTCTGTGAGCGGTACCGCGACTACAGCGCAACCAATACCGGAAACGACAAAGCTGAAGAAACCGCCCCGACCATCGACGACTACCGCCGCGACCTGCGCTGGGCGGTCCGTGACTTTCTCGGGATCAGCCGCACGACCGTGGAGCTGATCTGATGCCCACCGCCGTCCGCACCAACCAAAACGATACCGTCGACGCCCTCTGTTGGCGGTTCTATGGCCGCACCGCTGGTGTCACCGAAGCCGTGCTTGAAGCCAACCCCGGCCTGGCCGACCACGGCCCGATCCTGCCGCAAGGCCTTGTCGTCAACATGCCCGAAGCCCAAACCACCGCGCCCCAGCGGCAAATGGTGCAGCTATGGAACTGAACCTGCGGCACCGAGCCCTTGAACCCACCAACCCTGGACAACGGAATGAAGCGCATGCCTGACCGTCCCGACACCTGGGCCTGGCTCGCCGCCTGGCTCGAACAGAACTGGCCGACTCTCTACGCCGGAATTCTGGCCCTGATCATCGCGGCCCTGCGGATCATGTACGGCGGCGGCACCTTCCGCCGCATGGTGGTCGAGGCGCCGTTGTGCGGCACGTTGGCCCTGGCCGCAAGCCACGGCCTGGCGCTGCTCGGCATTCCGACGTCCACCGCACCGTTTTTCGGCGGGGTCATCGGGCTGCTCGGCGTCGAAGGCACCCGCGCGGCGGCCAAGAAGTTTTTCAACCGAAAGGTAGAACAGCTATGACTACCCTCCGCCACGGCGACCGCTCGCAAGCGGTGCTGATCCTGCAAAAGAGCCTCAACAAGAACGGCGCCAACCTGGTGCCGGACGGGCACTACGGCGACGCCACCGAAGCGGCTGTCCGCGCCTACCAGGTCAAAGTCGGCCTGATCGCCGACGGCGTCGCCGGTACCAAGACCCAAACCAGCTTGGCCGGTGGCGACTGCGCCCAACTGCTGCGCAACAGCGACCTGGTAGCCGCTGCCGAACGCCTCGGTGTCCCGCTGGCGAGCATCTATGCGGTCAATGAGGTGGAATCCAAGGGCAAGGGCTTCCTCGACAACGGCAAGCCGGTGATCCTGTTCGAACGGCACATCATGTACCGGCAACTCGCTGCGGCTCGACATGCCGGCGATGACCTGGACGAACTCAAGCGTCACGCCGACCAGCTCGCCGTCGCCAATCCTGCCCTGGTCAACCCGAAACCCGGCGGATACATCGGCGGCACCGCTGAGCACCAGCGCCTGGCCATGGCCCGCCTGATCGACGACACCGCTGCATTGGAGTCGGCCTCCTGGGGCGCCTTCCAGATCATGGGCTTCCACTGGAAGCGCCTAGGCTATGCCAGCGTTCAAGCCTTCGTCGCGGCAATGACTGCGGGCGAGTCGCAGCAGCTCGACGCCTTCACCCGCTTCATCGAAACCGATCCAGCGCTACACAAGGCGCTCAAGGCCCGCAAATGGGCCGAGTTCGCCAAGCTCTACAACGGTCCGGATTACCTGCGGAATCTCTACGACACCAAGCTTCAGCGCGCCTACGAACGACACGCCAGCTGCGAATGCGGACAAGGGGTGGCGGCATGATCGACTTCGAAGCGGTGCAAAAATTACGTGTGCAAGACGGTGATCTGCTGGTGGTACCGGAGTCGACCGAACAGGACGACATGGCGCTGTTGGCCGAGTGCCTTCAACTGATGAACGGTGCCCGAGCCGTGATCGTGCGCGGCCCCATCAAGCAGCTCGACACCGCCGCCATGAACAAACTCGGCTGGTACCGCGCGTGAGCACGCTGCGTCAGGTGCTGTACGGCATCGCCCTTCTCGGTGCATTGGCGCTGCTGATATGGGGTCAGGAAGCACGCATCGACGTCGCCGAAGTCAAAACCGAACTGGCAAAGGCTGCGGCCAAGACCGCCCGCGAAGACGCTAACCGCAACCTTGCCACCGCCAACACGCTCACCGACACCCTGAAGCAGGAGCGCGATGCTCAGAGCCTCCTACGCAGCCAGCAGGACCAACTGCGCCTGGGCCTGGCGAAGCGCGAGCGAACCATAGAGGAGCTGAAACGTGAAAACGACGAACTACGCAACTGGGCTGTCCAGCCTCTGCCTGACGCTGCTCGCCGGTTGCGCGAGCGCCCCGCCCTCACCGGCGCCGCAGCTTACCGTGACTGGCTGTCCGGCCGTAACACCGTGCGTCCTGCCGGCGACCAGCCCACGCAGTAACGGCGACCAACTCACCGACCAGGACCGCGCCGAAGCTGCCTGGGCCGATTGTGCCGCCCAGGTCGACTTGGTCTACAAACACCAACAGGCTAACCCATGAACAAACCCGAAAGCCTGCGTGCTCACCTCGTGGCCACCGTCGCGGACTTCAAGCACGACCCCGACCGCTTACTGATCTTCATCGACAACGGTAAGGTTCGTTGCACTGCCGCACACACCCTGTCGTTTGAATACAGCTTCGACCTGCAGATCATCCTCACCGAGTTCGCCGGCCACCCTGACAGCGTGTTCCTGCCCATCCTGGCCTGGCTCAGCGTCAACCAATCCGAGCTGCTGGAGGACCTGGACAAGGTCAAAAATGGCATCCAGTTCGAAGCCGACATCCTCGACAAGGACAAAGTGGACCTCAGCATTACCCTCGCGCTGACAGAAAAAGTCATTGTCGGTAAGGATGACCAGGGCAACACCACCGTGAAGCACCCGAACGAGCCGCAGTACGTGGTGGGCTATCTCGATCCGAACTGGAAGCCTGGTGCGCAGGGAAACACCAGCGAATGGAGAGTGCCTGATGGCGAATAACTTGGAGACACTGGAGACCTGGGCGGCGGTGCTGCTGGATCGGCTGGAGCCAGGGGAGCGCAGCAAACTGGCCCGGAGCATTGGGCAGGAGCTGCGCCGCAGTCAGCAAAAGCGGGTGATGGCGCAGGAAAACCCGGACGGGAGCAAGTATGCGCCGCGTAAGCATCGGAACCTGCGAGGGAAGCAGGGGCGGGTTAAGCGGAAGTTGGCGATGTTCAAGAAGCTGCGGACGGCGTCGTATCTGAAGGTCCGTGGAGATAGCAATGGTGTGTCGGTCGGCTTCACCGGGCGGATTGCCCGGATCGCTAGGGTTCACCAATATGGTTTGAAGGATCGAGCTGAACGCGGCGCGCCCGACGTCAAATATGATAAGCGTGAGTTAATAGGCTTCACACAGATGGATCTAGACCAGATCCGTGATAGCCTATTAAGCCATTTAACTAAATGAATAAGATATATTAAGTTTCTCTAGCTGCAACGGAAATCAAAATCTTAAGATCGTCGCAAGCCTTACCAAGCTTCATTTGGGCTTTGCCCGCCGGTTCTAAATAGAGCTTGCCCGGCTGACCTGATAGGTAAGCTTTCTTGTGCGCAAATTCAATATCATTGATTTCATCACGAATCTTAAGGATCGCCGCATACGGTTCTTGCAGCTCAGCACAATAAATATCGATAATCATACTTATTCTATTATAGTCAACTTTCTTAGCAGGCGACTCCCTTATCTCATCAAGGTATTTATTATAGTCAATCTGCCCTTTCATAACCAAAGACAAGCTGAGATAGTTACCAAAAAA